CTTTTTTAAAAGAGAGTATAGCTGTTAACCTTACTTCATTTAAATGATTGCAGTTAGCTCAAGTGACAAAACAGTGTTTATCACTGACTAGTCGAATACATATCACTATACTCTCATTGTTTCAAAATTTGTGCTGAGAGCCTCACATATTCCTTTGCCTGAACGATACGCATATTAATACTGCTTAGTATGCTCTTGGACTTACAGGACCAGTTATTGGCTCCCAGCTTTTTACTTATTCATCAGGATATAACTGTTCTCCAGCATATCCTTCATCAAAATACTCATCTTTTCTGTATGTGTATATGTTTGGATTATCATAACACTCATCACAGTAAAGACCAGTGTATATTCCATACGCATCAGCTCTTGCCCACATATGAAATTCAACTGTTGGTGTATTGAATGGGAAATCATTATCAGATACTATCTTACTTTCATCATTATACCAATAGTTTTTATCTGGTTTATGACAGCCTCTACAGCTGTATGCATATTCTTTATCCATATTACCAACCCATAGCAGATAATTGTGCTTTTAATGCAATCTGTTTCTTTGTGTGTTCTACATCAACCCATTTAGGCTCTTCAACTGCTACAGACTTTCCACTGTTTTTATCTTGTAGAATAAGTCCTGGTATTAGAACAGATATAATATCATATGCATACACAGAACCCATTTCATCAAATAGTCCTACCTCTGACCCTTTGGTTTCAATCAGTCTTGTATTACCTTTTTTATTATCCATCATAATACCTGTTACTGGTCTTCCAAGCTGTACTGTTCGTATTTTCATACCTTTTTTTATTTCATTGGTTGTCATCAGTTACTCCTTATCATTGTTAGTGGTACATCCCAGCCAATACCTTTATCATCTAGTATAACAACTTTGGTTCTGTTAACTTTATGAACAATACCTTCAGGTATCTTTGTGCTGTCAACTTTCACTCTATCTCCTGGTTTAAGTATGGCTTTTAAATCGCTGGCAATACTTTTCCTTCTCATATCAATCACTTTCTTCAGATGATTGAGTTCATCAGTATCAGTCATCTTTGTCATTATATGACTTATTATTTCATTGATTTCCATCAGTTACTCCTTTTATCTATTAATAATAATAATTCAGCTATTTCAAATAAATCTTTATGAGCAACTCCATCAGCATCATCTATTATTGTTAATGCTTTTTGCAGTGTTTTATTATTCATTTGTTTTATTTTCTTTATGACTATTTTATATTCAGCCATTATATTTTCAAGTTTCTCTATTTCCATCAGCTTTACTTTACCTTTTCAATTACTGAGAGCCTCACATATTCCTTTGCCTAGGTCATTCAGCGATACTCTGCTAGGACATTCAGGACTTATTTTCCTTTGCCAGTGTAATTACCAGCGTGGTTCATACAAAGGACTTACAAGAGGACCAGTTATTGGCTCTCAATAATCTATTGAACAAATCTTGTATCAGTTTCTTTAAACAGTTCAATTGCTTCTTGTCTACATTTACGACAACACAGCATATTACGGCTGTAATCATCTTTATCGTACCACATAATCAATTGCATTGAATCTCTTTCCTTTACTTTACCACAGCCTTCACAAGCACGATACTTTTCAGTTATAACCCATTGTGTGCCGTGCTGACCCTTTACCTTTACTATATTGTATTTATTTTCATCAAATTGCATCAGCTTTCCTTTTCCTTTACATTTCAGTATAAATCAAAATTTGGTGTAACAAAAAAGCCCACCACTATTTAAAGTGATAGGCTTTCGTTGTTTTGTCTTGTTGTTTTACTTGCTTGTTTTAATATACTCACATACTTGATTTTTTATTCCTTTGATGTATGTTTGAAACTCTCCAACTTTAAATGAAGTGTTTAGTGTTTCAACTGATTTGTTATGTTTTAATGATACTTTACCATTAGGAATAACAATACACTCTCCACTTATTGTTTTTACACTAACTTCATCATCTTTTACTTGTTGGAATACGTCAACCTTGTCAAGTGTTACCAAGTATTGTTTTAACTCATCATTTTGTTTGAGTGCTTTTATCATCTCATTATAACAAAATTGATTTAATCTACTTTCAATACTTGTGCCTTTGTTACTTGTTGTTTTTGTTGTTTGTTTGATGTTTAATTTATCTCTTAAACTCATAGGTATTACTCCTTTTTCTTTATTATTAACAAGTTTATCTTTTTATGTCAAAAAGCGTTTAATGAATATACAACAATATAATGCGTATATCAAGTATTATTTAAATATGTTGTATAATATAAATATATGTTATAATATTAAATGTAAACAAAATAACAAGATAAGGACTTAATAAAATGAAATACTTAAATAAAATAAAAAACGCTATAATATGTATATATAGTAATATTAAATATATATTAACTAATGATTTACGGAAGTTAGATATATATTCAACAAATCACATTGAAAGCATTGAAAATAAAATGTTTGAAATGGATGATATTATTAAAAGCAATACTAATGATATAGATGATAAATGTGATGAATATCAAGTAGAAGATGTTATTTATAATCAATTTGGTTGTGTTGATGATTTAGCAACATATGATGATATAAATGATGTAAAAGATGATATTAAAACACTAAAAACACTATGTGATATATTAAAAGATAATAATGATTTATTAATGACTAATAAAGATAATAATGATTATCGCAAAAATAACTTAATTGAACGTGATTTGTTAGTTGATTACGTTATTAAACGTATTGTAAATCAATTAGTAAAAGCCAATAGAATAGATTGTAAGAGTCATTAATGTTTAATAAACGTGTAACCAATAAAGGGGTTAATAATAATATGTATATCAATCAAGAGAATAGTATAACAAGAGAACACAAGCGGAACTTAAATATATTAGATGGTGTATTATTAATAGTAGATATTAAGCGTATTAAACATCATATGAGACTATTAAACAAATATCATCAACATATTAGTTTAGGCATGTTTAGTTGTCTTAGTATAGTTAAGCAATACAAGCTCAAAACAATACAATTACAAGTCTTGTATAATAGTATGTACTATAATGGGTTTATTAAATAAACTCGGCAATACGTTAGTATAAATAATTAACCCCTCGTAATAGAGGGGTTTTTTATTGTGCGTTACTTTTTAGATATAAGTTTAAAAATGTTATAAAATTCAATCAATATTATAATATGGAAGCAAAAATTCAACCTCTCCTCGAATGCTCAACGGAACTTCGAAGGGGAGGGCATCGTAAATAAAAGACCTGCACTCATTCTAAGATATATTTTTGAAAATATTTTTTTAACTTTTTTTTTCTTATAATATTCTTTTTTTTTACTTTATATATATATATATATTAATATGTTAACAATATATATGTTAACAATAGGGGCTAATTTGCATATTAGTATTTTTTTTCCTTATATTAGCTCATGGATTTCAAGGACATTAAGGAAGATAGGCACTATTTGTATGATAATTCGGAAGAATTCAAGGCATTTGTGCAAAATACCCCAATAGTGGAAGATTGGAGAGATGGTACACAAGGTGATTGGGTTATAACTGATGATGGGTATGTCTGCCAAATCCTTAGATTGTCTAAAATTGGTAAAAAAAAGTGCATACGCACATTATGTGGGACATATGCTATTGATGGTTCGGTTCAAATGATTGGCGATAATGGTATTGTTGACAATATCTATTCATTTTCGGGTAAGCATTCGTTTGATACGGATAAAGTTAGTGCAAAACAACATTTATTTGCACAATACGTTGCAAAAGGTGATAATGCCATTGATGCATACAAGAAAGCTCATCCTGATGCAAAAAGCGAATCATATATCAAACATAGAACAAGTAGTTTACTAAAAACTGAAAGTATACAAAAGATGATTAAAAAAGAAATTCAAGAATGTTTAGCCTCTGAAGGTGTTACTCCTGAGTGGATTATAGGTAAATATAAGACTGTTATCGATGTTGCAGATAAAGAATCTGATTGTTTAAGAGCATTGGAGAGCTTGACGAAGATTGCAGGCATGTTTGACACTCAAGACACTAAATCAGAACAATTGACTGTATGGGCTGGTTTTTCACCTGAACAATTGGAGGCACTTAACAATGGCGACAAAAAACTCGTTGCACACGCAGAAAAGGAAAAATAAGGATTATTGCCCAATCTGTAAGAATAGTTTGTATTTAGATAATAAATTTTCAAGAAGGGTTGGAATTTTGAATGAATTTGATGAAGTTGATGAATGGATGTGTCCATATTGTGAAACTCAATTTAATTTAAATGATAGGCCAACTATGTTATATGGAAAAATGAATGTTGAAGGAGAAGCATGATAGCTGATGATGTAAGGTCTGATGAATTTTTTACAATTGTTAACCATACACTCGAAGAAGAGGGTGGATATGTTAATGACCCTACCGATAAAGGTGGAGAGACTAATTACGGGATTAGCAAAAGAGCTTATCCTGACTTAAATATCTTTAAATTGACTGAAGATGATGCAATAGATATATATTGGAAAGATTATTGGCTTAGAGGTAAATGTCATAAAGTTCCAGTTAAGCTTCAAGCAATATATTTTGATATGTGTGTAAATTTTGGAATTAGTGGAGCAATTAAAGTGCTTCAAGAGACTGCTAATGGTAAAGGCGCTGATATAGGAGTCGATGGCAAAATAGGGCCAAATACAATAAAAGCAATACAAAATTTAAGTTTAGAAAGAGTAAGAGCTTTTAGAGTCCTTAAATTTGCAAAGATAGTAATCAATAAGCCTGAACAAGTGAAATTTTGGTACGGATGGTACCGTAGAAGTTTAAAAGTATAAAAATTAAGGAGATAATATGGCAAATAATGCAAAGCAAAATGAAATGGAGAGGATATTAATGGCATTGCTTGGTGGACCAGCATCCATTCCTGCTCAGATAATGAAGGGTGCTCATGATAATATAGATGCACTTATATCTGATAATGAAAATAAAGATTTTTTTGAATTACAAAATTTAGTGCCTAATACTGGATTTTCAATAGATGATGAGGTTCCTCAAGGCGTAGAAGGAACGTATCCAAATGAACAAGCATTTCAACAAGCAATGATGCAACAGGCTTCTCCTGGTAGAATAAGCCGAGAAGAAATGGAGGCAATGGGAGTGGGAGTACCTCAATCATTAGTACCTCAATCATTGGGAGGAGCTGCGATGGGATACGAAGCTAAGATAGGTGCCAAAAGAGGTATTAACTCTATACTTGGTGAATTTATGAAAGAATTATTTAAAAAATAAATGGCCAATTTAAATCTTAATGGCAATGTATCTAAGAATGAAGAGATATTACATAGTGTACATAGTGATTTAATCACATTTGGGAAATTATTCTCTCCTCAAGACTTTTTAGCATCCGCAACTCCGAAATTTCATAATAAAGTTGGAAAATTATTAATTGATAGAGAAATACAGCAATTAGCTCTTGTTTTACCAAGAGACCATGCTAAATCTACTTTAGCTGCTGCTGCAGTACTATATAGATTCTTGTTTGCAACAAAAGATACTCCTGAGTTTATTGCTTGGATAGGAGAGGCTCAAGACCAAGCGATTGATAATTTAAATTGGATAATGACTCATATTTATGAAAATCCTGCAATTCATTATTATTTCGGTGATTTGCAAGGAGATAAGTGGACAAAGAGTGAATTTACATTAACCAATGGTTGTAGAATGATTGCAAAGGGTACATCTCAAAGATTACGTGGAAAAAAGCAATTATCAACAAGATATACTGGAATTGTACTTGATGACTTCGAATCAGAGTTAAATACTAAAACGCCAGAAGGAAGACTTCAAATTAAGAACTGGGTAACAGCTGCAGTCTATCCAGCCATTGATTTTGATAAAAATGGATTTTTATGGTGCAATGGAACAGTTGTTCATTATGATTCTTTTTTAAATGGAATTGTAAAAGAATATTTAAATGCAAAAAAGACTGGAGAAGACTTTTCTTGGGATGTTGTAACATATAAAGCTATATTAGATGACGGAACTACATTATGGCCTTCAAGATGGCCACTTAAGAAATTAGAAGAAAGAAAACAATTTTATATCGATTCAGGCACTCCTGCTAAGTTTTATCAAGAATATATGAACCAAGCTAAATCCCCTGAAGACCAGATATTTAGTGAGGAGGATATTAATGAAGGTTATTACAAAGGGAATGCAAGATTTGACGAGCAAGCTGATTCTTGGTATATACAATTGGACGATGACTCTAAAAAATACATCAATATCTACATCGGTGTTGACCCTGCTTCAACGATTAATAGCTATAGTGATTTTAGTGTCATTATGGTTATTGGTGTTACTGCCGAGTTTGATTATTATGTTCTTGAGTACTGGAGAAAAAGAGTACTCCCAATGGAATGTGCAGATGAAATATTTAAAATCCTTGAACGATACTCGCCAGTTAGAAGAGTAAATATTGAAACTATTGCATATCAAGAGATGTTAAGAGATTATGTTTATAAAAGAAGTAAAAAAGAAGGATTGTTTATTCCAGGAATCGAAAAAGGTATAAAAAATTACGGAAACAAAAAAAAGAAAGATAGACTATTTGAAGGACTTCAACCAATGTTTAAGCAAGGAGCTGTTCATTTAAAGAAAAACCATCATGAATTTATTGGAGAGCTATTAGATTTTCCAAAAGGCTCACATGATGATTGTATTGATGCATTTTGGTTGTCTACCCAATTTGCACGTGGGAATCCAAAAGCAGGTAATAAATTAAAACATAAAAATAAAGATGGTAGTTATAGTTATAAACATAAAATATATAACTGGATGACAGGAAAGAGAGTGTGATTTGCATTTAACAATAATTTATCAGTATATTATCGACCATGATTCAAGAAGATATTAGAGTTAAAGAGATACGTGAGTTATGGGACCGCTGGTCTGATGCACGTAAAGACTGGGATATTCAAGCAAGAGAAGATATTGACTTCTATTTAGGGAATCATTTTTCAGAAGAAGAAATGGATGCTCTTGCTGAAAGAAATCAATCTTCTATGGCTATTGATAGACTTTATTCCGCCATTGAACAGTTTAAAGCAATTATAACATCTAAACCTCCAAAATTTACAGCTGTTGGAAGAGAAGATTCTGATAATAAGATGGCAAATGTATGGAAA